AATCATTTATCTTAAGGGGAAAATAAAATGATTTATTGCCATTGATAGTATACTCTTATACTATTGGAACTATCTTTACCATATACACCTCTGCCTGTTGGACCTATGTATACTTGGTTATATGCATATTCAATAGCTTCAGAGCAATTGGTAAAGTTCTGTTTAGTGTTTGATAGATTGAAATTTGAATGACCAGCAGCTTTTGGGTTATAAATATTAGGATTTCTATTACCCATTATCATTTCTGGAGTTATATTCTTTACTTTAGCTTTTAAATCTACCCACATATTATATCACTTCTTTACCAAATTAATTTGTCACCATTCTTAACAGCCTTCATCTTAAAATTACCACCTGCATCACGTGTAGGATTACCATTTTCATCTAACAGAAGTTCTGGATGAGTGCCTCTATCTTCACTCTCACCCCAAGCGGCATTAGTATTTGAAGTATTATATGCATCATCTCCAAGGAAATTCTTCCATGCAGCCTCGTTTAACTTACCACCAACAGTACCACCATACATACCTTTAGCATTTGAACCCCATCTAAAGTCAGGTCTACCTGCTGTTTGAGGAACACCACCTACAGGATATGCTTTTCTAGGAGATATTCTACTATTCTTACCATTAATTGTGTTATCAATTTGAACTCTACCAGTGATAGTATCTGTAGCATTATTACCTCTAGAATTAAATACAGGAACATTACCAATGTTAGTACCAGTAGCAGAATCAATCGGAATTTCACCAAGTGATCTCTGGAATTTAGTAGCACCTACATCACCATATACAGCATCACCAAGTTCAGGATTGAAGTTAAGTGAGTTGGATACAATTCTATACTGCTTCAGAAGGTCACTAGCAATAGCTGTAATGATAGGAGATCTATAAACAACACAGTTGAAAGTAACTTCATATGTTACATTATCATGCTGACCTGCCTGCATATCAAGTACAGGAGACTGTTGAATACCAGTAGGATAGCAGTCTGCAAGCATTACTGCTCTTTCAACCTGAGCACCAGATCTATCATGAACTACATATATGAATTCACATGTATGGTTAGCTTCATTGAAATCTATACCATCTGCTGTTTCTCCATCGATCTTATAAAGTCTCTTATGTTTACCATCAGTACCAGTACCACCAGAGATCCAACCACCATAAGTAGCAAGACCAGAGTTTTCATCACCGATAGCATTCATCCAACCATCAACAACATCAAATACAGGACAACCACCAAGTTCATATAAACCTATAGTAACCTGATTTGTTGTTTCCTTTGTGATAGTAGGAGTTCTGAATTCTCTACCAGCGAAACCACCCTGAATGGATGTACCAGCAGGTTCAAGAGTCTTATCCTGGAAACCAGTTACAGATCTATTCATATATTCAAGCATATGCTTAAACTGCATGAAAGATGATCTAGCACTGTACATTTGAGCAGCACCGCCACCAAACATCTTTGCAATAGCCTTAGGAGTTCTTACCATAAAGAGACGTCCAAAGCCATTCATTAAAGGACTATAATTCTCAAGGGCATGGTGAGTTGCATTAACACCACCAACAAAGTATGAATACTTTGTAAAGTTAGGAGCGTTAAATCTATGAGCACCAGTCTGAGATGAAACAACTGTAGAAATTGCCATATTAATTCACCTCCTATTAGTATGACGGACGTTGAACATTAATCTCGAGAACAATTCTCTTGATTATATCACGGAATGCTACTGAACAATAGCAGTGCATCATCATATGACCCTGCTCATACTCATTAGCACTAAATTCGATATTAAGATCCTGAACAAGATCACCTATCCAAGGCTTGTATACTGTCATCTGATCATCTGTGAAGCCCTTACGGATTTCAGGTTCATTGAAGTTATACAGATAACTATCACAAGCTGATTCAAGACCCTTCTTAAGAGCATTAAGAACACGAACATTATTCTCTTCGAGTAATGCAGAAGCATCAAGCTGTCTTGTATTCTGGCAAGCTCTTCTAACTGATCTACCTTCATCTCTAGAAACATAGTAGTTGATTCTGTTCTCAAAGAATCTTTCCTTAACATCCCAGTCAATGAGATCTATGTCAGGTCTGAAGGAATTTCTGATCATTGCATATGGCTCAACCATAGATGCATTAGGCTGAATAGCTGAAAGCTCAGCAAATGTATATGTGAATGGTTTATTAAGACCATAAGCCATGATATGTGGAATAAGTCTCTGGGCAATAAAGTAAGAAACAGTAACTGTTTCCTTTCTACCAGTATACGGATCATAGATATCATAGCATCCAAGATCTATTGAAGTATTTCTACCCTGGAAACTTTCAACTGCTGTAAGAATTGCATCAATCTCTGAAGAGCTATTGATATTCTTATTAGCAATGATACCACAATCAAGATGGAGTAAGCAACCTGCTCCAAGATTAGGATCAAGTGTATTACCATTTCTATTTCTGAACTCATTGAGATCATACATAGCCTTCTTAACATTGATATCAGATATATCCAGTAAAGCTGAATTATTAATTATAGAAAGCTGTCTGTAATCATTATCAGTAAGAACTGTTGAATTATTAAAAAGACTTGCTATAGAATCATCTGTATCAATATCATCAGTTGTCATGTTATAGTTAGCATCAAAGATGAAATCAAGAGCAACACGAGCAGGAGACAGAATCTTTCTATCCTTCTCACCATGGAATGCTTTTACATATTCCCTGGAAAGTAAGATCTTCATTTCAGCTTCATTAGGAGATCTAGTCTCACCATTAACAACAACTGAATCAAAGTCGCCGTCGGTACCACCATAGAGACTAATACCAGTATTATTAGAAATATTGAGACCATCATACTGATCATCATCAACGTTGCATTCTACACCATCATCATAGATAATGTTACCAGCACCATCAATGTCAATTACAGTATATCTCCATCTGTAACCACCATTATTTTCATCTGCAATAACTATTACAGAAGAACCTATGGATGCTGTATTCCAATTTGTTACATGGAGAGGAAGATCAGCATTGTTAGTTACTTCCATATCGGCTTCTATATATTCACCTGACTCCTTAACAGTGTAATTTCTGTAGTAAGGAATCTGGAGACCAGCTGCATTACCCATCTGAATACCAAACAGAGGATCAAAGTGAGCTTCTGAAATATTCATAGCTGTTTCAAGTTCAGCAAGCTGTGCATTTGAAGGATTGATAGAAGAGAGATAAGTATAGTTCTCCTGAACTATTTCCTGATAGAAATCATAGATCTTATCCCAGTTCTCTTCAAAAGGAACTACCTTGATAGGACACGTACCTGTATCATACTGATCAAGTACATCAGATATTAAAGTAGACTGCTGATATCTTGTAGTCTGGAAGAGTGATCCACTGAAGACATTAGCTACTCTAGTGATTGTCTCATTAGTAATAAGAGCCCACTTATACATCTTTACATTGTAATCAGTTTCAGCTGCCTGATCTCTAGCAATACCTACTGAGTAGTTATTACCATACTTACCACGACCAATTGATCTAATATAACAGATTGGTACTGTCATATATCCAGTGGAAGCATCAGGTGCAGATGTTTCATATGCTCTAGCTACTGCATCGATTACAGAATCAGATGTAGCACCAGTTGCTGCAACAGGAGCCATAGCATAACCAACAGAGAACTTTATTTCAAGTCTCTTTGTACCAGTTGGTTGATCAAGATCACCAAGCTCATCACCCTTACGATAGTGAGCAAGAAGGATCATATTTGAATATGTTGCATTATCAGGAAGAACTCTACAGAACCATACATTAGTATGACCATCAAAGAGCTGATCTGCCTGAATAGAAGGCTGTCCATACTTCTTAAAGTTACCAGAACCGAACAGTGCTTTCTTTGTAGATAAATCACTAAGCTTGATAAATGTATTATCAATACCCTTATCAGCACCAGCAACAACTACTGTAGAGTAGGGTAAATCAACTGTAGCAGAAGGTGTATAAACTTCTTCTTCATACCAAGTATCATCATTTATTACAGTAAACACATGAGGTTGCTTGTAATATGGAATGATTTGAGTTGCATTCTCGTTCATTAATAACACTCCTTTTTATTAAATTTTTTCGAT